GCGCGATTCCGGCGAGGGCAATCGCCAGGAGCCGAGCGCGCCCGTGGTCATGGTCGAGAGCTCGATCCCGAAGGTGAGCCGGCGCAATAAGCCGATGCGCCCCGCGGTGGGTAAGCGCGGGTTCGATGCTGCGATCTCGGATAGGCTCACGTCTAATTGGTCAACCACTCCGCTGACAGCTGACCAGGTCATCGACCGCAATCAGCGTGTCCTGGTCGCGCGCTCGCGCGAGGAGGCACAGAAGAACGACTATCTGAAATCGTTCCTGCGTCTGTGCGATCAGAATATTGTCGGGCACCGCGGCTTTGCGCTTCAGGCGCAGGCGCGTGACAATAACGGTGCGCTCGATCGGGGGGCAAACGAAGCGCTCGAGGCGTGGTGGCGCAAATGGCAGCGGGCGTCGAACTGCGATATCACGGGCAAGCGCAGCTTCCGGATGATCTGCAAGGGGGCGGTCAAAACCGCTGCAAAAGACGGCGAGTTCATGATCCGCGAAATCCGCGGCCGTAACGCGGGGCCCATGCGCTATGCGCTGCAGGTGCTGGATCCGCAACGGTGCCCGGTAGACTACAACGTCGACCGCCTCGCCAATGGTCGCTTCGTGCGCCAAGGGATTGAGTTCAGCCGGGAAGGCCGGCCGCTGGCATTCTACTTCATGACCGGCGATCCAGCCGGCTCCGGCTACACGTTCAACGGGACCAGCCTCGATCGGGTGCCGGCCGATGAGATCATTCATGGGTTCCTGGAAGATATCACGGGACAGCGCCGGGGCATTCCCTGGGCTGCCACGTCGCTGTGGCGTCTGCACATGCTGGGCGGGTTGGAGAATGCGGCGCTGACCAGCGCGCGGACCGGCGCGTCGGTCGGTGGTTTCCTCGAGTGGGAGGAAGGCTACGGGCCAGAACCCGATGAAGAGATGCAAGAGGACGAAGAGCTCTACATCGAAAGCGCGGGTGGTGTGTTCCAAGAGCTGCCGACTGGTCTGAAATCCAAGGCATTCACCCAGCAGTATCCCTCCGGCGAGTTCGCCCCGTTCCATAAGTCGATGTTGCGCGGTGCCGGTGCTGGCATGGGTGTGGCCTATGTCAGCTTTGCCAATGATCTAGAGGGGGTGAATTTCAGCTCTATCCGCCAGGGCGTCCTGGATGAGCGCGACCATTGGATGGATCTGCAAGAGTGGCTGATCGAGACGTTGATCGATCGCTGCTATCAGTCGGCGCTCGAGCCTGCGCTGTTGATGGGGCTGGTCGTGAATAACTCGATCCGGCTGCGTCCGGAGCGCATCGAGAAGTTCCGCAATGTCTACTGGCAGGGCCGTCGTTGGGCATGGGTTGATCCGACCAAAGACGTGAAAGCGGAAATCGACGCCAAGAATAACATGCTCACATCGCCGTCTGAAATCATCCGGCGTCGCGGTGATGATCCTGACACCACCTGGCGCACCTACGCCGACGATATCCAAGCCATGCGCAAGGCCGGCATCCCCGATGACTTCATCATGGCATCGGTTCTGGGCGTGGTGCCTGGCGCTGTTCGGCCGCCAGCTGGCGACGCAAATCATGAAGAGGACGAGTCCGATGACAAAAATGAAACTCCTGACGACGAATAGCGGCTTGGCCGCTGCGTTGATCGGCACCGCTCTAACCCGGTCGGTGACCGTGGAGCAGGTCAACGCCAACCGAGGCGGGGCACCGTTGCGCCGGCAGGCGGCTGTGCGCACGATCGATGAGGAGGCGCGCACCGTTGAGGTGGCGTTCAGCTCTGAGGAGCCAGTCGCACGTTGGTTCGGCGATGAAATCCTGGACCACTCGCCGGGGGCAATGTCGGACGCGCGCCTGCGCAATGGCGCGGCCGTGCTTTGGAACCACAACCCCGATATCCAGATCGGTGTGGTCGAGACGTCATCGGTCGACGGTGATCGTCGCGGCCGTGCCGTTTTGCGGTTCGGCCGTTCTGCAAAGGCTGCGGAAATCTGGGCCGATATCGTGGACGGTGTAATCCGTCACGTCTCGGTCGGCTACTTCGTGCGCGCGATCAAAACCGAAGAGGTCGAAGGCGAGCGCGACAAGGTCACGATCACCGATTGGGAGCCGTTTGAAATCTCGATGGTGAGCGTTCCTGCGGATGCATCCGTGGGGGTCGGTCGATCGGCGGGGGAAACGCCAGAGGAACCGACGGGCGATGGCTCCAATACTCCAAACCATTCTCAAACGCGCACTGCGCAAACTGAAACAGAAGGATCAGGCGATATGAACATTCGCATTCTCCGCAACGCAGCCGGTCACCTGGTCCGTGCCAAGGTGGACGACAACGGCAACATCGTGGAAGAGATCGAGGTGCTTGAGCGGGCATCCGAAACACAAGCGCTGGTGACGCGCGGCCAAGAAGCCGAGCAGACCCGCGTTGCGGCATTGCTGGAAATGGGCGAGCAGTATTCGGCGCAGCAACTGGCAGCTGATGCGATCCGCGGCAGCACGTCCGTCGATGAATTCACCCGCACTCTGCTCGATCACGTTGGTGGTGGACGCGGGAATGGCAACGGCAACAGCGGCCGTTCCGATGATACTGGCAACCGCGCATTGGATGACAACGCAGGCGTCGTTGGCATGACGGACTCCGAGGTGGGTCGGTTTAGCTTTCTTCGCGCAGCTCGGGCCTTGCTCAATCCAAGCGACCGGTCAGCACAAGCCGCAGCTGCATTCGAATTCGAAGCATCGGCGGCCGCGCAGGAAACGATGGGGCGCAGCTCCGAAGGGATCACAGTACCCGTCGACGTCCTGACCCGCGCGCTGAATACGTCGACCTCCGGTGCCACGCCGGGCGACACAGGCGGGTTCTTGATCGATACCAACCTGGCCACGCAATCCTTCATCGAAATGCTTCGCAATCGCGCCACGTTGCTGCAGCTGGGGACGCCGATGGGCGGTCTGGTCGGCAATCTGGATGTGCCTGGTCAAACCGGATCGGGCAACGTGTTCATCGTCGGTGAAGACGAAGATGTCGGCGAGGGCAGCATGGACGCTGGGCTGGTCAAAATGAGCCCGACCACCATTGGTGTCTTTGGCCGGGTGACGCGCCGTATGATGCAGCAGTCTTCGATGGATGTTGAGCTGCAGTTCCGCAGTTCTTTGGCAACGGATCTAGCACTCGGCATCGATTGGTACGGCTACTATGGTGACGGCGTCGGGAATAACCCCCTAGGCATCTTGAACCACTCCGGTATCAACGCCGTGGCCTTCGCGGATATTCAGCCGACCTATGCGGAAATCATCGAAATGGAGAGCGAGGTCGCCCTCGACAACGCTCTGACGGATTCGGTGCGCTACGTGGGTAACTCCAAGTTCCGCGGTCACTGTAAGTCGACCGAGAAGTTTGCCAACTCGAATGGGCAGACGATCTGGGAAGACGGCGGCACCGTGAACGGGTCGACAGCCGAAATCACCAACCAGTTCGAGAACGGCGATGTGCTGTTTGGCAACCTGCGCGATGTCTACATCGGCCTGTGGGGCGCTCTGGATATCCTGGTCGATCCCTACACCCAGTCGCTGTCGGGGACGCGCCGCGTTGTGCTGCATCAGGACTTCGATATTGCCGCGCGCCGCACCGAGAGCTTCTGCCTCGGCCGCAAGCCGACGGCGTAACGATCTGAGCCGGCCGATCAGGCCGGTTCGCTCCCTCTGACCTCTTTAATCTTAGGATTTCAAAATGGCTGAAAAGACAGTGAAAGTTAAAATCACCTCCGCGATCGCGATTGCGGGCAATATCAAAACGCCCGGCACCACGGTGGAGATCGGCGAGGATCTGGCAAAGAACCTGATCAACCGCGGCCGCGCCGAGCTGGCGAAGGGTAAGGCTGCCAAAGCTGAAGGCGATCTGGGCAAGATGAAGGTCGCGGACCTGAAGGTCATCGCGGCCGAGCTTGAGATTGACGGGTATGACGGCATGAACCAAGCGAAGCTGATTGCCGCCATCGAAGAAGCGCGCGACGCGTAACCCATGCCCCATCCCGATTGGGAGGACATCTCCGCTTTTTTCGAGCTCGAGGAATTTGCCACCACGGCAAATATCACCAGAGGTTCGGAAAAGGTGGCAGATGTCCTTGGCATTTTTGATGACCCGAGCCAGATGGCGACCTTGGGCGAGTTCGAATTCGACAGCCCTGGGCCGCGGTTCGTTTGCCGTGAAGACAAGGTGTCGCAGGTTCTGCGCGGCGACACAGCCGTGATCGAGGGCCGCACCTTCGATGTTCTGGAAGAGCCACAGTTGGACGGTACCGGGATCGCCACGTTGATCCTGGCGGTGCCGAACGTGATCTACAATGCTCGCCTTTGACTTTGACGACGGTCAGCTCGACAAGATCGCGGCCGAGTATGCGGCAACGCCCAAACAGGTAGACCTCTCTCGATCGCGCGCGCTGAAGCGCACGGCCGCGACCCTTCGGCGTCTGGCATCCACTGGCCTGCAGACGGAGCTCGGGCTGCGGAACGCTAAAGCGCTGCGCCGTCGTCTGAAGGAGTACAAGGTCGGCAAGGGCAACAATGCGTTGAAGCTGTGGTTCGGTGCCAATGATCTGCCGGTATCAGCGTTTAAAGGCCGGCCGCAAAAGGTCGATGGCGGAATCAAGTTTGGCGACACGATGGTCCACGGCGCGTTCTTTGCGAAGGTGGGCGGTAAGCGCAAAGTCATGCAGCGGTACGGGTCGAAGCGGTGGGCGATCGGCGAGGCGACGCTGTCGGTTGCCGATCGGATGATGATCTACCTCGAGGACGAGGTCTTTGTGGATATCGACAGCATCTACATGAAGCACTTTCTGGCAGAAATTCGGGCGCGCACAATCTTGGGAGTTGGATGATGGCTGAAGCACTTGATTTGGGCGCTGCCCTGGACACGGTCGTGGCAACGCTGGCGGCTGCGTTCCCGACCTTTAAGACCGTCGCGGCCGAGGACGAGACGCGCAAAACTTTGGAAGTGCCGGCCATCATCGTTCAGATGTCGGAGCTTGAGCCGGATCCCGACAAGGATCCACATACGGGTCAGTTTCCGTGTCTGGTCCGGATCGAGGCGCGCATCGTGCTTGGGTACCGGACACCGAAGGTGCGGCGCGAGGTGATCAAAGCGGCCGGGGCTCTGGCTGCGGCCGTGAATAATGAACGGCTCGGGGTCGCTTGGGGTGCTGCTGTTGTCCTGGCTGTTGAGCCTGACGATTTTGCACCGCAGGCTGATCAATTCGATATCTGGCGTGTCGAATGGGCGCATTCGGCCGATATCGGTCCCAGCTTTTTTGTCGATGACGGGCGCACGCCGACGCAGGTGCTCAGTTCTTGGTCGCCGGATATCGGGCCTGCGCATGAGGATGACTATGTCGTGGGGGCTGGCGATGTCTGAGTTCACGCTGTCGCAGTTGATGCAGGCCGTGGAGCGCATGATCATGGTGGCCACGGTCACGGCGCGCGATGGCGATCGCGCTAAGGTCAAATGGGCCGATGGTGCGGAGAGCGATTGGCTGAAGATCGCGCAGCTCGGGTCGGAAGAGCTGAAGTTCTGGATCCCGCCATCGGTCGGCACTCAGGTGGTGGTGCTGTCGCCTGGCGGCAACACGGCGCATGGCATCATTTATCCTGGTCCGTTTGCGGGCGGTGTGCCCGCTGGCAATTTCGCGGGCACGATCACCGGGGCCGGGGATATGGTTGTGTCTGAAATTAGCGTCTTAAATCATACTCATAGTGGCGTAGTATCTGGCTCGAGCGAGACGAGTAGACCCAAATAGTCAAATATCATAGACCTAAAATTTCGAAGTTCCCGTCATAGCCTGCTGCACGAAGCTTTTTTTCGACGACAGAGTTCACGTTGAAACTTTTCCCGCCTCCGGTCGTGATGCGCTCTGCCAGCCCGGTAGATTTGTCAAAATATTCGAATGCGAAATCTTTTCGAATTTTTGAGGTAGAGTAAACTCCGCTGCTGGCATTGTACGCGCGACGGAAAACTCGAATAAATTCAAGGTTTTGGCTACCTAATTTGTTTGCATGTGTGTTTAGCGAGTCATCACTCGGATACTCATGAAAACGCTCTAGGTAAGCGTCTGCAATCAATGCCCAGCCGATGTGGATTAGTGTGAACTGATCAATATCCTTCGCTTCTAGTCTGTGCTGACTGTTCACGATCCTCGAGACGTTAGCGTACTCAATCACTCCACTCAGCTGGTCAAAATTGTAGACATCAAAATGAAACCCAAAGAAGCGGACTTTATTGAACGTAACAATCCACCCGTTTTTTAGTAATATCGCTAAAGCCACTAGGGTACATATGATGGTCATCAAGGTGATTATCGAGACAGATGTGACTATGTTCATATTTGTTTTCTTTCTGATGGTTGTGATTTCCGTAGTTCGTTTCGTGGGGAACCGCCAGAGGATTGCAGCGCGTGTCCTATCCAATGTGGGTGCATGTATGGGATCAGCGCACTCACAGGCCGTAAATTGGGCGGCATCGACCACCTCCGGCAATCCATCCGGGATATCCTGACGACCCCGATCGGGTCGCGGGTGATGCGGCGCGATTATGGATCCCGTTTGTTCGATCTTATCGATGCGCCGTATTCTTCGGCTACCAAGCTGGCGATCATCGCGGCGACGGCCGAGGCATTGATCACATGGGAGCCGCGCATCGATGTCGACACGGTGACGCTTCGGACCTTTGAGCCTGGCAAAATCATCATTGATCTCAGCGGCCGCTATCTGCCCGACGGCCGCGAAGTTACTATTGCGGGGATCGAGGTCGGATGAGCGCATTCACGGCAATCAATCTTGAGCGTCTGCCCGCTCCGGAGATCATCGATCGCAAGGACTTTGAAACGATCCTGGCGGAAATCAAGGCATGGCTGGTCGCGCGCGATCCGAGCCTCGCGCCGATCATGGGGTTGGAAAGCGAGCCTATCACCAAGGTGCTAGAGGCCTGGGCGTATCGCGAGCTGCTGTTGCGCGCTGAAATTGATGATGCCGGCCGCGGCAACATGCTGGCGTTCGCGGGTGGTGCGCAGCTGGACCATTTGGCGGCGTTCTATGGTGTTGAGCGCGCGGTGATCCAGCCGGCCGATCCTGCGGCGCTGCCGCCAGTGCCGGCCGTGCTCGAGGACGACGCTCGGTTCCGTTCGCGGGTGCAGCTGGCGCTTGAAGGGTTCACCACAGCCGGTCCGCGCGGCTCGTATGTATTCTGGGGGCTGTCGGCTTCATCGTTGGTGAAAGACATTAGCGTTGAATCGCCATCGCCTGGTCAGGTCTTGGTCACGGTATTGTCGGATGAAGGGAACGGCAGCGGCGATGCTGCGCTGATCCAGACGGTGTCTGACAAGCTGAACGACGAGGACATCCGGCCACTGACAGATCAAGTCATCGTGCAAGGCGCATCGATCGTACCGTATCAGCTCGAAGCCGTGCTGACGCTCTATGAGGGGCCCGATGCCGACGTTGTGCGCACTGCCGCGGAAGCGTCGGTATCGGCGTTTGTTTGGGACCAGCACCGTTTGGGTCATGACATCACGGTTTCTGGACTGCATGCAGCGTTGCATCTGGCGGGTGTGCAGAAGGTGACCTTGGTCAGCCCTGGCGCTGATCTTGAGATTGATGCGTCTGAGGCTGCATATTGTACGTCGGTATCCGTAACGGTCGGGGGGCGTGATGTCTGATCTGCCCACCATTTTGCCGCCAAATGCGCAAGAGATTGAGCGCGAGCTGGAGCAGCTGTCCGGCCGCTTGCTCGGGTTTGGCGATCCGATCGCTGGCCTTTGGGATGCATCGTTGTGCCCCGAGCATCTGCTTTCCTATCTGGCCTGGGCATTCTCTGTTGAGGTTTGGGATAGCGCTTGGCCTGAAAACCAGAAGCGCCAGGTGCTGGTCGATGCGGTTCAGGTTCACCGGGCAAAGGGTACGATCGGATCTGTTCGTCGCGCACTCGGGGGCATCGGCTTTGAAGCTGAGATTGCGGAATGGTTCGAGTACGGCGGGGATCCTCATACGTTCCGGATCGATGCCTACGGGGACGATGTGTTCGCGGCGGGGATGTCGATCGACGTCAGCTTGCTCACGCTCATCACATCGATCCTGGTCAATCTTAAGCCTCAGCGCTCTCATTTTGAGCTCCGAATTGGGGAGCGGTTCGACACGGCCGTCTATGCCCGTGCCAGCGCGCGCAGTCGTATGCACTCCGATCTGAGCCATGACCCCAGTCCCCGGACGCGCGTATCGGTCGGGACCACGCACATGCGGGTCGGGGCGCGGCCGCGCCAGGTCAGCTCAGTTTACCATGATGTTCAGACAAGGGATGCCGCCTAATGCCCACCACCATTCTCACCGATATCGCCGAGGCGAAAATCACCCAGGCCGCGGGCTCAGGGTCGCAGGTTGCGATCACGCATGTGGCGTTGGGAGACGGCAACGGGGCCAGCTACAACGGCGACTTTGACCAGACCGCTTTGCGACGGGAACGTATTCGGGTACCGATCGAGCGCCGGCATATTGTCTCGCCGAGCGCATGGCGCGTGAAGGCAGAGTTTGGGGCTAATACGGTCGCGTTCGATGTACGTGAAGCCGGGTTCTTTGATGCCGATGGAGATCTGATTGCGCTGTGTACGTTCCCTGCGGCCGAAGTTCGGCGCACTGGCGCGATCGTCTATCTGATCGACCATGTGCTGAATTTTAGCCGGGTCGCAGAGAGTCTGATCATCGTGGATGCGCCAGATGATGATCTGTTCGATCACGTCGTCACAAATCTTAAAACCCAAGCGATTTTTGCGACTGAGCAATTCGACCAACGCATCGCAATCCGCGCGCTGCAAGCCGCTAACTAAGGAGAGCCCAAATGGGGATTGAGGATATTAACCAAGCCGCCGTCGCGATGAATGAGTTGACGGCTCGTATGAACAGCTTTTTTGGCGAGGCGGATGATCAAATTGCCCAGAGCCAAGCGGCCTACGCTGCGCTGGCAGCGAATTTGAAGAATGTCGTTAAAAACGAGATGAATTTTAGTGTGGAAATTGACCCTGACGCGGCCAACCCATCCGAAGTTACCGGGGGCGTTTTTACCAACATCGGTGACGCCATTGATGCCGCCCCTCGTGGGTCTCTTGTCACTTTGAACCTGCTGGCAGAGAAGGAGCACCTGGTCGATCGCGGCATTTCTCTTTTGGGGCGTCAGCTTTACATCAAGCAAAAGGGGGCGGGTGCGAGGCCGGTTCTAAAATTTGTTGCGACTAGTGACGCTACCTTTAACCACATGCGCGGGTTTGACACTATCGGGTCAGAAAGCATTACAATGCACAATGTAGATATTGAGCTACCTGAAAAAAACGACCCCGCTTTGCCTTGGAGCAGCCTGCGTTCAGTTATCCGATACACAAGCCTTGGAGTGAGAACTGTCTCCCTTACATCTTGCAATGTAACGGGGCGGGATAATCAGTCCATAACTTCAAGCGTTGGGGCTGGTATCTCGATGGTGACGTTGAACAACGTCATCATGGATGGAGCGGTTTATGCGGTCGCGTCTATGTCGTCCGGTGTCGCAATGATTAGTAAGCAATCTTTGACGCTGGATAATGGCGCTGGCCTGAATGAGGGCGGCACCCTCGGAACCAATTATTTGTTGAACTGAGGTGAAAGATGAAATTTGATATTTCTCACGAAGGCCGCACGACGCTTTCCACATCACGCGAAGATGCGGAGTCTTTGGGATATCCCGAACATGTTATCGCAGACGCTGAGCGCGGTGTCCGAAAAGAAGCTGTGAAAGCTGAGTGTCGCCGCCGTATCTACATTGCGGCCTCTGCCGAGACCCAGATGAACATGGCGACGGCTGGGGCGGTCATCTCTGCGAAAGAGGCCAGCGCGCGGACCGAAGATGAGGCTTCGATCTTGTCAGGCCTCGATGATGCGATCGGGTGGGTGGCGCAGATGCGCAGCCGTGTAACCGAGCTGGCAGATGATGCGCCGCTTGATATCACTGACGACGCTAATTGGCCCCCCTTGCCGGATGGTGCTCGCGACGTTGTCGCCAAGTTCTGAGCCGGCGCGAGGTTGATCCCATGATCGCCTTGGCTTTCTACAGAGGTCGCGGGCATGTGCTCGATCGGGTGATCCGTTGGGTCACCCGATCTTCGTTTAGCCATGTCGAAATACTGCGCGCGGTACCATCGTTGTCTGCCGATGGTTCGCAAGCGCGCGCCTGGTCATCGAGCGGCCGTGACGGTGGTGTCCGAGAGAAGTCGATCACGTTCAAGCCCGGCAATTGGGAGTTCGTCACCATTCCCTGGGCTGGACCGGCCGCGATCGACCGGGTGATCGCTGAGATTGGCAATCCCTACGACTATGCCGGCTTGCTTGCGTCACAGGCGCTGAACCTGCGCCGGCATCGACGGGACCAGTGGTTCTGCTCTGAAATCTGCGCCCATGCCCTTGAGCTGAGTGCGCCGCAGGAGCTGTCGCCAGGCGGGCTTTATTGCCGTGTTTTGGAAATGAACCGCGCCTATCTCGCCGGGTGGACGCGCGCGGGGGAACCGCCAGAGGATTGAGCCGCGGTGCGGTGGAATGCTTGGGCAACAGTTCACATCCGCAAGCGAGGTCACTATGGCATTTCTTCACGGCGTCGAGGTCATCGAGATCGATGCAGGTCCACGTCCCATTCAGACGGTCAAGTCGTCCGTCATCGGCATTGTAGGCACCGCGCCCGACGCGGATGCTGATGCATTCCCCCTAAACACACCGGTCCTGATCGCTGGCTCGCGCAAAGAAGCAGCCAGTCTGGACACCGTCGGTACCGCGCTTGGCACCTTGCCGGCCGCGATGGACGGCATCTTCGACCAGATCGGCGCGGTCGTCATTGTTGTGCGGGTTGAGGAAGGGGCTACTGAAGCTGAAAGCCTCGCCAATGTGATTGGTGGTGTGAACGCGGTTGATGGCAATTTTGAAGGGGTTCATGCCCTGGTCGGGGCAGAGAGCGTTGTCGGGTTTTCCCCGCGCATCTTGATCGCGCCTGGCTTCACCCACCAACGCCCCGAAGGCAACGCAAACCCGGTCGTTGCGGAGCTGCAGGGGATCGGTGACCGCCTGCGCGCTGTCATCATCGCCGATGGGCCTAACACCAACGATGTCGACGCGATCACCGCGGCCGGCGACTTCGGGTCGGATCGTATCTATTTGATCGATCCTTGGCACAAGGTCATGGTCGGGTCCGATATCGTGTCGGTGCCGGCTTCGTCCCGCGTTGCCAGTTTGATTGCTAAGGTGGACAACGACACCGGGTTCTGGGCATCGCCATCCAACAATCTGCTGGGCGGCGTGATCGGGACCAGCCGGCCGGTAGACTTCAAGCTGGGCGATGGGAATGCGCGCGCCAACCTGTTGAACGAGGCCAAGGTTGCCACGACGATCCGCCAGAATGGCTACCGTCTCTGGGGCAACCGGACCCTGACCGATGACACCAAGTGGATCTTCCTCAGCGTTCGTCGCACGGCCGATATCATTAACGACTCGCTGTTGCGCGCCCACCTGTGGGCCGTCGATCGGGGCATCACCAAAACCTACGTCTCGGACGTAGAGGAAAGCGTGAATGCCTACCTTCGGGATCTGGTCGCTTTGGGCGCGATCCTGGGCGGGCGGTGCTGGGCCGACCCGGACCTGAACTCGGCCGCAAATATCCAGCTCGGCAAAGTGTTCTTCAACTTTGATTTTACCCCGGTCTATCCGGCCGAGCATATCACGTTCCGTTCGCACCTGGTGAACGACTACATCGAGGAGGTGTTTAACTGATGGCTGCTGAAGATATCCTGAAATATCTAAATCTGTTCGTTGATGGCCGTGGCCATGCGGGCAAGATCGAGGAATACAGCCCCCCTGATCTGACGGTTTCGACCGAAGAGTTCCGCGGGGGCGGCATGGACGCGCCCATCGATCTCGACATGGGCCAAGAGAAGATGACCACGTCCTTCGTGCTCACGTCCTACGATCGTGACGTGCTCTCCCTCTGGGGCATCAAAGACGGCTCGGTGGTTCAGCTGACGGCGCGCGGGTCGCTTGAAAGCCTGGATGGCACCAAGACGGCCGTGGCGCATCACATGCACGGCAAGGTCATCTCGGTGGCGCGCGGTACCTGGGGGTCGGGGGCGAAGCCGTCACTGACCTTCACGGTGAGCCTGCGGTACTACCGCGAGGTGCACGGTGGCGTCGATATCAACGAGATCGATGTCGTCAATATGGTGCGCAAAGTGCGTGGCGTGGATCAGCTCGCCGAGCACCGCGCAAACATCGGCCTGTAAGGAGCTTTCATGGACAATCAAAATAAGCCGGCTTGGCTGGTCGAAAATGACGACGGGTCGCTCACGATCAACTTTGAAAGCCGGCCGCCGAAGATCGACGGGACGGAAGTCAAAAGCCTGAAGATGCGCGAGCCGTTCGTTGATGATCAGCTGGCTGCGGATTCTGCCGGTTCCAGCAGCGCGCTGTCTGAAATCGCGCTGATCTCCAACCTGTGTGAAATCTCACCGGAAGCGGTGCGCTCGATGACGATGCGCCAGTACAGCCGGCTGCAGACGGCGCTCTCGGTTTTTATTGGCTGACCCGTGAACAAGTCCGGGCGGGGTCACTTCGGCTCGCCCGGCACACCGGATGGGCCGAGCGTGAAATCATGGCCATGCCGGTCAGTCGTTTCATCTGGTGG